TCAGGGCGTCGCTGGCGTCGTCCTGATATTCGCATGCCAGTTGTCGGCCTGCTCGCGCGCCCAGGCGCGGCAGGCTAGCGCGGCGTCGCGCCATTCAAGGGCGGTCCCGTAGTTGCCGACGACGACGTCGGCGACGGCAGAGAGCGGAACGCCGGAAGGGGCGTCGAGAACGAGGCCGGCAGGTCGGGGAACCTGGGGCACGCCAGCTGCGGCCTGGTTGTGCAGGCTGACAAAGCCAGCAGACACGTCGCAACGGCGATCAGCTTCAACGGTGACATAGACAGGAACCTCCCTGGTGAGCGTTCGGGTGACGGTGCGGATTTCGGTCTGGCGGGCGGTCGCCTGCTGGTCGGTCCTGGCGGTGATCGTCGCCGCGGCCTTCTCGGTCTTGGCGACGACCTGCTGGGCCGCCTGCAGGCGGCCGGCCTCGGCGGTCTTCTCGCGGGCAACGCCCACCCCGATCCAGTGCGCGCGGGCCAGCAGCACGGCGCCGACGACCAGGGCCACGGACACCGCGCCGCCCAGAATACGGCGACCGTTTTTCGATCGCGCGAAATCTGCGACCACGGCGAAGGCGGCGGCGATCACGACTCGCCCTCCCAGACGTTCCCGGCCATGAGTCCCTTGGACCGCTTGGCGACGATCCTGGCGCAGATCTCCGCCCGGGTGATCTTGCCGTCCCGATTGAAGTCCAGGCCCGCGTTCTGGATGTAGAGTTTCGGCCGGTCCGGATCGGCCTTATCGAAGACGACATAGGCGTCAGAGCGCCCGATCATCCCCGGCCAGAGGATCGCGCCATAGACGTCGCCCAGGGTCTTCAGCCGGCCGACCCACGGCTTGAAGTAGCGCAGCACATAGTCCAGCTGCTGCTCGGCGGTCATCGCGGCCAGGGCCGAGGTTGTCGTACCCAGGGTCGACGCGGTGGCCGGCATGAACTGGATGAGCCCGACCGCGCCGCTGCCGGCGGCGTTGCGCACGTCGGCGCGAAAGGTTTCGCCGGTCTCAAAGGCGATGCAGGACAGCAGGTCGCTCGGATCGAGGCCGAGCTGTTTGGAAATGGCGAGGACGCGCCCGCGAAAGGCCGCGCTCACCCGGGCGCCCCAGGCAAGCTTCATGGTGTTCTCCGATGTAAAGGGGGCGGCGCCGCCGCGCTTAGCGCTTGATCTGGCCGACGCTGTCGGGGGCGGCGGCCGCGAGGGTGCGCAGCTTGGCCTGGTTATGGGTGGTCCGCCAAAGCCGCCACAGTCCGCTCAGGACGATCGGCAGCAGGCCGGCGACGGCGGCCCACTTCTCGGCGGTCATGACGCCGAAGGTCACGATCACGCCGCCCAGGGCGGGGATGATCTGGCCGATCAGGGTCTCGACCTGGGCCATGCCGGGGTCGGGCGAAACGAGAATCGGCGGCTTGGGGGTGTCAGGGGGGGCGTCAGGGTCGCTCATGCGCTTGCTCCTTGGTTTTGCCGCGGCGGGATCGGGACGGGCGCGGCTTGTCGGTTGTGGCCATCAACACCGTCGTGCGCCCGTCGCGCAGCTCGACAAGGCCGGTGGCGGCGGCCCGCTTGGGCATCGGCACGCCGTTGCGGCGCAGGTGCGCTTCCAGGCTGTCGACCCGCTGCGCCATCTGCCGGCCCTCGCCTCTGCAGCGTTCATTTTCGGATTGCAGATCAAGGATCAGCCGGGCCTGTTCCTCGATCTTGCCCTGCTGGGCTTCCACCTTGGCCGTCAGCTCGGTGACCGTCGCCTCAAGGTGCGCGCGGTTTTCCTGCAGCGCCGCGATGAACGCCGCCGTCTGAGTGTTGATGGCCTGAGCGAAGGCGGTCTGTTGCTGCAGCATGGTCGCCGGCGCCTTCACCCGCTCATTGAGCCAGTCGAAGACCTTGGTGAGCAGAACACCGCCCACAGTGCAGCCGCCACCGACCAGGGCGACCAGGACCGTTTCACTCATGACCGCCCGCTCCAACCTTGCGGCCGCCAGGCCTGGTCTCTGGTGATGAATTGAAGTGATCGTGATCAGACGACCTGACCAAGCGTTGGCAATTATCGGTTGCCATTAAGGATGACCGGAAGCCAAGCTGTGGAAATCGCCGCATACGCTGCGACAGAGAACGGGTCGGGGGACCAATGACAACGTGGCAAGATTTGCCGAACGACCCGGGTAGCGCCATGGCGGCTTATGCCATCGTCTATATCGGCGTGGCCGCCATGGTCTTCGCGGGTCTTTGCAAGATCTATTACCCGCATATGCGCTTCACCGACCCTCGCCCGATGGCCGATCGGCCGAAGGCGCAGAAGGTCGACCCGCTCACCGATGGTATGCTCGGTGCGCTTTCCATCGCCTGGCCCATCTCCATTCCAGTGGGCCTGGTCTATTTCATCGTAACGAGATCACGCCGCTGGCTTACCGCCCGGCGCCAGGGCGAGAACAAACGTTATTGAGGCTTGAGAAGCGACCAGACCGCCATGGCGACGTCGACGTTGCCATTGGCCAGCAAGTGGACGCTGTCACCATATTCGCCCTGGCCGTTGCCGACAGCGTAACTCACAAAGCGGGCGGTGAGGTCGACCATGGGCAGGTTGTTGTTCTGCGCCAGCGATACTTGGGCGGCGTAGTAGCTTGGAAGCAACCCGGGATTCACCGGCGCACCGTCCGGATGATAGCGGACCAGGATGACGTCGGCCCCGGAAGCCTTATAGGCCGTAATCAACGTCTGCATGTTCGCGGTATAGGTCGCGACTGCGACGTTCTGACGGACCTCGTTGATCCCCAGGTTGATCGTGATCAGGTCACAGCCGACGACAGGGATCGAATTAAGCGGACTCCACGGCGACGTCGCGGTCGTGAAATCCGACGCCATCTTGCCGAAGCGCCCGAAGTTGAAAATCTTGACCTGTGTGGTCGTGGAGCTCCAGGTGCTGACCAGGCCCAGATAGACCGCACCGCCCGCGCCCGTCCGCACGAAGTTGATGGGATTGGCGGAGGCGGTGCGGGTCGAGGTCGCCTTGATGAAGGCCGTCGTGGTGGGCGATCCGGAATTGATCGTCGAGAGAAGCGTCGCGCCGTCCGAAACCGTGAAGGTGCCGTTACCGCTGTTCTGCGCATACCAGGTGTCGATCGTGTCGGTCGATGCGGCGGGCGTGTAGGCGAAAATGTCCGTGCCCGACGTATTGCGGATCATGTTGCCGCCGAGGCCATCGGTATTGCGCAGCCAGGTCGACCCGGCGAACACCGCCTTGGGGTCATAGGCCGTCAGCCCCGCCGTGCCGGTCCCGGGCGTCGAGTTGTCGCCCGTGATGCTGTCTTCGGCCACCGAAAGGCCGATGCCGCGATAGAGCTTGGCGAGCTGCGCCGGCCAGGACGTCGCCTTGAGCGCAGTCGTGGCGTTCGTGGCCCCCATCGTGGTGCTGTCGCCCACCATGCAGATGGTGACGGGCGAGCCGGGGCTCGCGATCGCCGACGCCAGCTTGGTCCGATAGCGCGGCAGGCTGGACGGGGTAAAGTTGGTGACGTTCGGGATGCTGTTGGTCGGCGCGTTCTGCACCAGGGCCGCCGCGCCTACGCCGCGAGCGACAGGGTCGATCGCCTGAGCGAAGACCGGAGCCTGGATCGCCAGGCCAACAATGAGGGCCAGCGCCCCCCGGATGAAGCGGCGGGTCATTGGCTCACCTTGTAGGGGATGGCGCCCGACGTGTAGGCGGTGCAGTTGATGCGATAGGGGATGCCGAACTCAGGTTCGACGACGATTTCGCTGGCCGGCGAAGACCATTTGTAGAGCTGCACGACAGACCCCGAGGCGCTGACGGTCAGGGGTTGCCAGATGCTGTTGATCTGCCGTTCCAGCTGGCAGGTGGCGACGAACGTTCCCTGCACCGAAACGTTGAACGGCCGCCCCGCCAGCGGCGTAAAGGATGCGCTCTGGCCCGTGGCGGTTAACGTGCCGCTGACCGGCGTCACGTCGCTCGCCGAATAGGCCGGCGCGGTGACGCCCGCGCAAAGCTTCTGCAGGATCTCAAACTGAGCATTGGCCGTCGTTCCGGCCGTGTTCGGCGTCGTCGTCGTGGTGCAATCCACGGCGAACGCCGGCGCCGCACAGGCCAGCGCTAGAACCGCGAGCAGCCCAACGGCCGCCCGCCTGAGCAGGGTGTTCATTTCAGGTCTCCAGGTGATGAAAAGCGCGAACCCGGTTCGCCTCAGGCGATGCCGAGATAGTCCAGCCAGGTGTCGTTGACGGCGCGGAAGGCGTCGGCCTCGGTCGTGTGGTCCACGCCCAGCAGGAAGGCCGTTGCGTGCAGGGTGCGACTGCCGGCGTTCGTCGTCGCGCCGCCGCGGCCGTTCAGCCGCATGTCGTACGTCGTCAGCGGGTGCGAGGCCGAGCTGGCCCCGGTCGCCGCCGTGGTGGTGTCGATCGTCAGGGCCGCGCCCTTGGGCCCGTGGCAGATCACGAACCCGGTCGACGCCGTGCGGGTGACGATCACATGCCGCATGGTCCCGCCCGTGCCGGCGAACGGCGTGGCCGCGGTGTTTTTCGTGGCGTCGTTGCTGCATTTGCAGCTGACCTGACCGGTGGCCGTCGTGCCGATGAAGAGCCCGCCGAAGCCATCGGAGGTGACGTTGGTGACCCCGGCGAAATACTCGGTCCCGGCCGGCAGCGTGCCGTCGGCGACGCCCGGGGCCTTGATCGAGGCCATGATCATCATGGCGCAGTCGTCCTGGCCCAGGCCGAGCGAGTCGGCCGTGAAGCCTGCGCGCGTCATGTGGAAGTCGGGAACCGGATTGCCGACATAGCCGACATTGGCATCCCAGGCCTTCTGATAGTTCACCGGCCGCGGGCCCGGATTGGTCGGGTCCACCCAATTCAGCTCAGCGTCGCGCTCGTCGAGCATCGCCGCGGCGAACCAGGCCTTGATCTTCGGATAGAAGGCCCCGCCGTTGATCGCCTTCCAGGCTGCGAACAGGCCGTCATAGAAGGCCAGGTCGCCGCTGGTCAGCGCATCGTACGAATAGAGCCCGCGCACGAAGGCGACGGCGTCGGCGTCGCTCATCGCCCCATAGGCCGGCGAGACCGCGGCCGTACAGGTGATAGTGATGGTTTCCTCAAACCAAGCGCCGGTCTGGCGATTGGTCAGCCGCAAGGTGATGTCGAAACTGCCGCCGTCGTGCGGGATCAACCCGCGCTCCAGATGCCGGCCGGCCAGCTGCACATAGCCGCCGCCGTCGTCGGTCAGGCTCGGGTCATAGACATAGCCGTCGTCCAGATCGCCGCCGATCAAGCCGATCAGCGCCCCGCGCGGCGCGTCGGCCGCATAGGTCGTGCCGGTCAGGGTGATGCTGCGCGGCGTCGCCGGGGGTGCGGCCACGCCGTCATAGCCGATGCTCACATAGTCGTGGCCGTTGTTGATGCTGGCGGGCGTCACCAGCGGACCACCCGGGCGAAGGCCCTTGTACAGAACCCCCCGGATCGAGCTGACCGGATTGCCGGCCGGATAGCTGCCATAGACCTCGCCGAACCTGCGGCCGACCCGCATCCCGAACGGGACCCCGTCGACCGTGCGCCCCGCCTGCGGAATGATGGCGTTGGCGAAATCGTCGTTAGCGCGACCCTGGTGATAGGTGTCGTAGATCTCCAGGTTCGCGACACGCGCCCCGCGCGCCGACACCGTGCCGCTCACCGTGTCGTAGTCGCCCGCCAGGATGCAGAACCCGCCGTTGTCCTGCGGGTGGATGTCGACGTGCCGATAGTCGCACATGCTGATCCTGGTCAGGGCCGCGCCCAGGCCATCGCTCAGCTTCTGGCCGACGACGACGAAGTCATAGTTGCCCGTGCCATCGGTCAGGTGAACGTTCATCTCGATGATGGCGCCCGCGCCGTATCCCTGCGCGATGTCGGCGTGCGTCCCCAGCACGGCGGCGTTGTAGGCCCACAGCGTGCCGCCGGTGCTGGTCGCGCCGAGCGCCGGCAGCGGCACGCCGGCCGGGCCCACGTCGATCGAGCCGACATTGACCGCCAGCACCGACCAGCTGCTGTCGAACGCGACGTCGCTCGACTCGCCGACCGACACCTCTTGCCCGACCGTGATCGCGCTCGGCGCCGTGGTCGAACAGACGATGCGCATATAGCCGGCGAACACCTCGGCGCTGGTGACGGCCCGCCCAGCATCATGCGCCTGGGCGGTGCCATGGGCGTTGTGGCCGCAGCAGTTCTGCATCCAGAACCGGATGCCAGGCCCGGTCGCTGGGCCGGTGACGCCGACGACGTCGGCCTCTGGGCCGTTCAGCAGGTCGAAGACAATGCCCTCAAGAAAGCAGCTCCCCGACCCGGGCAACGCCTTGTAGATGAAGCCCGACGCCGTTGCCCCGGAGGTCAGGTTGGCGCCGATGATCACGGCATGCCGCGCGCCCTCGACCTCGACCCGGCCGATGCGCGGCGTCACCGAGGCGTCGGGGAATCCGCCGCCGTCGCCGCCGCCGTTCAGCAGCCGGGCCACCAGCAGATCCTGAGTCACCGGAAAGCTCAGGCTTTCGAAGCCCAAGCCCAACGGCTTGCGGCTCAGCCCGCGCCCAGGAAAGCCGTCCTCGAAATTCGTGCCCGGCTCGATCGGACCGATCAGGGCCGGATGCGCGTAGCGAAGCACGCTGCCATCCGTCCACGCCGCATCGAAGGTCAGCGCCGGGCTTGGCAGCGGACCAAAGGCCCAGATCGGCAGCATCAGCCGACGTCGCCGGCCAGGACGAAGGTTGCCGTGACGCCGTCTTCAACCACGGCCAGGCCGAACACCGCGCCCTGCCCCGCGCTCTGATTGGCCCCGGTGCGGGTCCCGTTGGTCACGCCGGCGCCGTTGGCGAAGGTGATCAGCCCCGCGCCCTTCTGCCAGATCACCGCCTGGAATTTTTCGCCCAGGCCCGTCGGCACTGTCACCGTCACCGGATCGTCGGACAGAAACCGCAGCGGCCGGGCATCGGCGGCCGTCAAGGTCACCGCGGTGTCGTCGATGTCGAGCCACGGCACGTCAAAGAACCCGTACAGTTCCGAAGGGCCCGACGCCTGCAGCAGCCCCGAATTGGCGATATAGTCGCTGACCGGCAAGCCCAGGCCGGCCGGGCCGCGACTGCCGCCGATCTCCAGCACCACCTTGCGCGCGCCCAGCGCCAGGCTGACCGGCTGGGCGTTGATCTTCAGCACCACGCCGCCCACCGTCAGGCCTCCGGCTCGACGATGCAGGGCCCATAGGCATAGGGCGTGATCAGGGCGTCGATGTCTTCCTTGCTGAAGACGAACGCACCGCTCCAGCGCTCGAGCGGCGGGCCCGGGATATCGTCCAGGTCGGCCGAGCGGATCACCACCCGAAACGTCCCGGTCGCGGTGTTGATGCCGCTGATTCCGCTGACGCTGATATCGGCCTGGTGGGCCAGGGTCAGCAGCGCCGGGCTGGCCCCGGCGGCCGCCTTGATCTTCAGGCTCAGGGTGTCGGTCGCCGCGATCAGGCTCGCGCCCGTTTCCTGGTCGACCAGCGACCAGGTGCGGTCATAGTCATAGCCCCGCATCAGGCCCAGGGTCATCTTCACGGCATCGGTCATGCGGGCCTCATCAGGTGACGTTGACGGTGATCGGGCCGGCGGCGGTCTTCACGCCCGCCGCGTTCTCGGCCGTCACCCAATATTTCCAGGAACCGGCCGCGACGCCGGTGTCGTCATAGCTGTCGGCCGCGCCCAGGCCGGCGCTGCGCAGGCCCGACACGTCGGTCGCCGCCGCCAGGGTGGTCGTGCCGCGCCACAGCCGGGCGCCGACGAAGTTGGCGCTGGGCGGGTTGACCCACGCCCCGACCGCATGGCCGGCGCCGGGCGTGACGCCAAAGCCGGTCGGGGCGGCCGGCGCCAGGGCGGCGGTGCTGGTCGACACCGTGACACTGTCCGACCACTCCGACAGCGTGCCGCCGCCGGTCTGGTAGGCGACCGCCACGTCGACCATGTCTTCGGCCGGCACGCCCAGGGCGGTCTCCAGCACGATGCCGTCGCTGGGGTCGACGTCGGAATACTGGCTTTCGCGCCAGCTTGCCCCGGCGTCCTCTTTCCACCTCGCATACCAGACCAGGTCGGTGCGGGCGGGCGGCACGACCGTCACCCGCAGCGCCACGCCCTCGCCGGCCGTGCCGCTGCTGGCGAAGAACGCCACCGCCTCGTCGATCACCGGCTGGGCCAGGCCCTCGCCGGCCACGCGGCCATCGCCGGTGTCGGGGCCGTCGCCCTCTTCGGTGGCCGGATTCCAGGCGTCGACATTCTCGTCGGCCAGCACCCACGGGAAGGTCACGGTCATGTTGGCGATGTCGATCTCAACGTCGCCGGTGATCTCCAGCACCGCGTCGGCCAGCACCGCCGAGCCGTCCAGCTGCACCCGCACATAGCGCTGGCCCAGGACCGCCAGCCCGCCCAGATTGCAGGTCATAGTCCCGCGGTGCGTCGCGGCAATCCGCGACATCGCCCGCTTGGCGAGGCGCCGGATCTGGCTGTTGCTCTGACACCAGGGGACCGAGAAGCCCTGCGGGCGGTCGACGCCGCGGGCGATGGCGTCGTCATTGGGCCAGCGGGTGGTAGACACCTCGGTATAGTCGTGGGCCGCCGACGTGAAGCTGGGGATCAGCTCGCTGACCTCGCGGTCGGCTTCGACGTACGCCTGCATCGACCGGCGCACCACATGGCGCTTGTCCAGCGTCACGGTCGGCTCGACATAGCGGCCGGCCAGGATGCTGAAGGCCCCATCGGCCCGCTGGGTCATGAAGCCGTCGAAGGTGGCGATCAGCCGCGCATAGATATCAGACGGCGGGTTGGTCATGTCGAAGAACCCGCCACAGCTGTAGCGGGGTTCGGTGCTGTCGTCCTTCTTCAGCACCAGTTCGTCGCAATAGTCCGCCTCGGCGGTCAGGCTGGCGATGTTGGGCAGGAACTTGCGGGTCCAGTCGTGGCCGCCGATCATCCGCAGCACATGCACCAGCACCACCACGTTGTTGGCGCTGTAGCCCCAGCTGTCCTCGTCGTCCGGATCCTGGGCCTCGTCGCGCCAGTCGAAGGCGCGGTGCAGGGTTTCGACGCTGGGCTGCGGGATCAGGTTTGGGAAGTTCTGCGCGATGTACTTCTGCTTGCCGTGCTCGCAGCGCATGTTCAGCTTGGCGATGCCGTCGCCACGATGGTCAGCCGTCCAGATGCCCAACGGCAGATCGGCGATCGGCATGGGAAAGGCAGTGTCCGGCGTTGCGCCGTCGCGAAAGTCGATCTTGACGCTCGGCGGCCCATAGGAGCCGTCCGCCAGGCCCTGCACGACATTGCCGACCAGGGTGACGCGGTCATCGTTCAGCCACACCTGGCCAAAGCCGAAGACCCGGCGGCTGTTCAGCGCCACCACCTGGTGGAAGACGGTCCCCGACGACTCGTACAGCAGCGACGCGCCCGACCGGCGGCAGGTCCCGAACCCGAAGGTTCGGGCCGGGATGGCCTGGTTGAAGGTGCGCTTGCCATAGTCGGCGCCGGGGATGTTCGGCGACAGCGCCGCGTTCAGCCCCGCCCCCACGGCGATCACCGCCGTTGCATAGGCGACCGCCACGGCGATGTTGGCCACCGTGGCGGCGGCCGTCACCGACAGCCCCGCCGCCGACGCGGTCGAGAACGCCACCGTGCCGACATATTGCGCGAAGGCCGCGATGGCCGCACTGATCGGTTCAGCCATTACAGCGCCCAAGCCTTTTCAAATACGCCGGGCCCGACCTGCACGCCGGCCGCTGTCAGCAACGCCCAGCGCCCCTCGCCCAGACTGATCGACCCGACCATCATCCGGCCGTCCTCGGTCAGGGCCGACACCAACCCGATGTCGCCCAGCTGCGGCGCCTCGGTCAGGCTCAGGCGAACCCGGTTCGCCGCCGCGGTGACGAACGCCACCATGCCGCCGGCCCGATGCACGGCCAGACAGCACGCCACCTGCCCAGACAGCCGCCGCCCCCAATCGGCGACCGGATCACGGCCGGTCTCCCGCATAACCCACGGGCCCAGTAGGCCGGTCAGGCAATCGTGCTCGCCCCAGGCGAACGGTCGGGCGGCGACCTCGTCCAGGAACGCCGCCAGGCGATCGGCCCGGCTCACGTCGGCCACCTGACCGTGGTGTTGGCGCTGTAGAGCACCACGCGGTCACAACCGGCGTCGTCGGCATGCAGGCGTCGCTGGTCGGGCCCGGTGTAGAAGGCCGCGCGCGGGCGGCGGCGGTTCATGTGTTCGCTGCTGGCCGACAGGGTGACCGAACCGCTGTTGGCCGACTCCATGGTCTTGACCACGTCGACGGTCAGTTCGATCAGCCACAGCACGTCGAACAGCGGCGCCCAATCCTGGTCATAGGCCACAAAACCCAGATGCGTGGCGGCGTCGCGGACCGAACCGGCCTCAAGCTCGACGCCCTCGACCACCTCCGACGTCACGTACTGGCCAGACAGGGTCAGCTCGATCCGTTGGGCCACGCCGTTCAGCAGCTGATTGATCGCCGGCAGGCCGATCAGCTCGCCGGTTCCCAGATAGACCCCGCCCGCGGTGTCGATGGCGTCAGCCGGCAGGCGACGGTCGCCAAAGCCGGTCGTCAGCCGCAGCGGCGGGTCGGACTCCACGAACAGGAACGCCCCCAGGCGCACTGTTCCACCCGCCATCTGCAGGGCGGCGGCGGCGTCGAAAGCCGGCATGGCTAGACCCGCGTCTCGATGAAGGCCGCCGCGATCGGATCGGCCAAGCGGCCGCCGGTGATCGTCGGCTCGATGCTGGTCTGCGGGTCCAGCTTCATGACGCAGCGCGGCACGTCGAATTCGACGCTCGCGCCCGCGGCGATGTCCTCGCGGATCGGCGTGCGGACCCGCACCGTGTAGTCATCCCCGTCGCGCGACACCACGCGCTCGATGCGATAGATCCGCCAGCCCCAGGTCGTATGGTTGAGGCTGAAATGCTGCCCGCCCCGCAGGCCCGCGCCGCGCGTCAGGGTGATCACCACCTCGACGGCGCTCATCAGCGCATCGGCCGTCAGGGTGGCCACCATCAACGGCTCGCCCAGCGAGGCCTCCCAGCCAAACCAGTCGCCCTCGGCGGCCACGGCCGGCAAACCGCCCAACTGCCGCGCCCCGCCGGCCCACGGCCGCGGCGCAAAGCCCAGGTCCCACAGCGGCATGACGAACGCCTGCGCCCCGCCGTCCAGATGCGCCGACCAGGCGCGGGCGGCCAGGATGCGGTCTTCGCTGTCCAGCGAGATGTCGGCAAGGTCGGTCCGCCAGAAGCCGCCGCCGCTGAAACTGGCCGTGGTCGAAAAGCCCGACAGCGCCTGGCCGCCGTCGACAACGTTCCCGACGATCCGGGTCAGCTGCTGCTCAGGCTGCAGCAGCCGATAGGGCCAAGTGTAGAGCGGCACGTCAGCGACCCCACGCGTCAAGTTCGTATTGGCGGTTGGCCGCACCCTTGGCCGCGATCTGGGCGCCCAGCACCGCGCCCTGCTGCACCGACTGCCGCCCCACATTGTTGATGTGGTTCAGAATATCCTGGGTCATCACGGCGCCTCGAAGGTCGAAAGACTGCTGCGGCTGGATGATCGTCATTGAGGATCGCACGGCGGCGGGCCGCGACAGGCTCTTGAGCGCCTTGCCGCTGGCCACCTCGATGCCGCCGCCGGGCTTAGCCCGCACGGCCTCGACAGCGCCGTCGTTGACAATCCCCCATTGGCTGGCGCCGATCGTGCCGCCACCGGCGAAGAAGCCGGCGAACTGCGCGGCGGTCTTGGCGAATCCGCCCTTGGCGCCAGCCAGCGAATTGGCGATCTGCAGGGCGGCCAGATGGATCAGCTGCGCCTCAAGCTGCCGCCCGAACTCGACCGCCAGGTTCTTGAACCCGCCCTTGGCCGCCCACAGCCCGCCCTCGATCGTTTCGGCCCAATAGGCCGTCGTCTCGGCGCGGCTGTTTTCCAGGCCTTCGGTGATCGCCGCCTGGCGGTCGGTCGCCGAGACGAAGCCGTCCGGATTGCTGTCGACCGGCTTGATGGCGTTGCCGACCCCGCCGAGGTTGTTGACCAGGTCAAAGATCGTGCTTTCGTCGACCTCAGCCACGCCGGTCTTCAGGTCGATCTTGGCCTTGCCCTTGCCTTTGCCCGCCCCACCAGCGCCGCCGCCGCCGCCGCTCAGAAGGCCGGGGGGCAGTGCGAATTCGGTCGCCGCGGCGGCCGCGGCGTCCTTGGCCTTCTTAGCTGCGATCGCCGCCCGGGCGTTGGCCTCGCCGGCCAGCAGGCCCAAGGCGCTTTTGGCGGGCAGGGTGTCAACGCCGAAATCGCCATACATGGTTTCAGCTTCAAGGCCCTTCCGCGCGGCGTCCTTGCGCAGGCGCTCCTGCAAAGCTGAAATATCGGCGTCACTCAGCTGGCGCACGCCGCCGGGCTTGGCCAACAGGCCCTGCACGCGCTTGACATAGTTGCCGTCATTGATCGCGGACACCGCGCCCGCGACCCCAAGAACGCCATACGCGACTCCCGCGCCAGCCAGACCGCCGGCCGCCAGGCCTCCAGCTCCAGCGCCCGCAGCAGCCCCTCCCGCCGCGCCGCCAGCAGTTTGAGCGGCCGTGACGCCGAGTAGAGCGACCCGGGCGGCGCCGGCGAACTTGATCAACTGCACCAAGCCTTCGATCGTCTTGGCGATCGGCCCGGCGCTGGCCACCAGACCGAGCAGCGCCAACCCGCCCAGCTTCACGCTGTCGGGCAGCTTGTTGAACTCGGTCAGCATATCGGTGACTTTGTGGGCCACCTCGGTCGCCAGCGGCAGGAACTGCTGGCCTAGCTCGACGGCGGCATTTTGGAACTCCGCCTTGGCCGACTTGACCGAGTTGGCCAGGCCGTCCTTGGTCTTGATGGCGTCGCCATCCGCGCTCGCCGAGGCCTTCATGATGATGTTCAGCCGGGCGATGGCCTTGGCCGCCTCGGGCGCCTGCTGCGCATTGCCCTTGAAGCCGAGCCGCAGCAGCTCCTGTTTCAACGCGGCGTCATTCAGCGCGACGCCGAATTTCTTCAGCGGCTCCGCCTCGCCAGCGATTCCCGACAGGATGGCCTGATAGGCCTCGGCGTCCTCAACGTTCCACAGCGAGCCGATATCGACCGACCGACGCTGGATGGCCTCGGTCAGGCCCAGGGCCTGGTCAGCCGCGATGCCGATGCCGGTCAGCACCAGCTGGGTCTTGGCCATGTTGCCTTGGGTTTCAGCCGTCGCCCGGCCGACGCTGGCGCTATAGCTCTTGGCGAACTTCTGCGCCTGCGGCGTCAACTTGCCGAACGCCACCTGAAACGCGTTGGCGGTTTCCGAGGCGTCGCTGGCGGCCTTGGTCGCGTAGCCGATGATGGCGCCGAACGCGACGCCAGCCGCCAGAGACGCCTTACCGAACGACCGGCCCATGTCGGCGGCCAGCTGGTCATACTCGCGCTGGGCCTTGGTCGCCGTGCTCTTCACGTCGGCCAGGGCGCGCTTGTTGGCGGCGGTCAGTTGCCGGACGTCGGCCGACATCTGATAGACCAGCTGTTCCAGGTCGGTGCGCGCCATTAGAGATGCCTCGCCAACCGCTCACGGTGTTCTTGGGAAGACGGAGCCTTGGCCTTGGGCGCGCTGTTGGCGCGGTTGTGCGCGGCCAGGCAGCAGCGATACTGCCAAAGGCTCAGGCGCTCAGGCGAAACCCCCATGATCAGGCAGTTGCCCCAGACTTGCGACCAGCGGATTTTGCCGTTCGGGAGGGCGCGCGCCTGGGGTTCGCCCTCCCCACCTTCTCCCCCAACGGCTCATCCTCGCTCTCGCCCAGGCCGGCTTTGACGATCCGATAGGCCAGGGCGATATTGACCTTGTAGTCAGCGCCCTTGGGATCGACCCGGGTGGCCACCAGGGCCCCGGCCTGCAGCTCGGTCAGGCCGCCGCCGACCAGGCCCCACAGGATCGGCGAGCGCACGTCGTCGACCCGCCAGTCGCCGATCATCCCCATGGCGGCGGCCTGGGTCAGGGTCAGGCCCTTTTCCAGCACCGTCGCCGCGGCGATCAGCCGGCGGAAGATCTCGCCGGGCCCGGCGTCGCAGTCGGCCTGCACCTTGCGCCATTGCGGAAGCCCCAGGGCGAAGGTGTATTCCTCCGGCCCCCAGCGGGTGGTCAGACTGGCGTCCAGCATCAGCGATACGCCACCAGGAAGTCGGGCGCGGCCACGCCGATCGAGATGCTGAAAGCCTGATCTTCGCCCTTGTTGCCGCCGAGCGACAGGCTCTCGATGACCCAAGACCCGGTGATATCGAAACCGTGGGTCACGTCTTGGCTCAGTTGACCCTCGAACACCGAGCCAACCAGTTGCATCAGACGCTGGACGGACGGCATGTCGCCCGTGCCCTGGCCGGTGAACTTGACGTCGACGCCCTTGACGCGGCGCACCGGACGCGACGGATCGCTGGGGTTGTCGCAGTCCGACCGCCAACCTTGGTAGATGTCAGCCGTGAACTCGAACTGACGATCGGTGTTGATCGAGCAGGCGGCGGAAAACGGCGCAACGAGGCCCGCCACCGGAAACTTGAACACAAGTTCCTCGCCCGCAGCGGCTTCTTGATACGACATGTCTAGGTCTCCGAAAAAGGCCAGGGCCTGGGAAATGCTCAGCCGTTGCGGTGAACGGTGAAGCGAAGTTCGCTGACGAAATGCTCAGTCGACGGGTCTGGGTCGCCCACCGGCCGCGAGGCCAGCAGGGCCCGGCTGGACACCCGCCAACCGGTCATCTCAAGGGTCGTGGCCAGCAGCGCGTCGATAGCCGCATCGGCCAGGGCGCCCGCCTTCAGGGTGCAGTCGGCGCCCCGCGCCCAGCTGTGCAGCGTCACCAACATGTCGGCCGTGGTGCTGCAGCTATTGGGGACGTCCAGCCGTTGCGGGGCGGTGAAGGTCAGGCGGTCGAACACGTCGGCGAAATCCTGACCGACCGCGAACACCGCCCGCCCGTCCTTGCTGTTGGCCACCAGGGCCAGCACGCCCGCGTCGGCCAGCAGCGCCGCCGCATAGGCCCGCTGCAGTTCATTGGTCGGACTCGTCATCGCAGCCTTGCCACTTCTTTCGCGGCCTTGTTCGACGCCCGCACCACCCGCGAGCGCAGCGGCTTTTTCATTGCCCGGATCGTCGGGAAGAAGAACGGCTGGGCGCGGGTCGCGTGGTGCGCCTGTTTGTTGTTGCGGGCCTTGCCCTTGGCGTCTTTCGACCGCCCGGCCGGGGCCGCCGAGGTCCCATGCTCGACGAAGCGGGCATAGAAGGCCTCGTCATTGCCGGCGAAGACCGAGAACAGCAGGCCGGCCGCATTGAGCGCCCTGCCGCTGGCGTTCAGATCCTTGCTCGCCAGCCGGAACGCCCCGTTGGTGCGCACCGCTTTGGCCAGGCCGCGCACCCAGCCCACCGACCGCTTCAGGGCGCCGCGCAGGCGGCCGTGGCTGCCATCGGCGCTGATCGGCGCGGCGTTTTCGATCGCCTGGGCCAGGTCGGCGGCCCCGCGCGCCAGTTCGTCGTCAAGCGTGGCGCGCACGCTGTTGGGCAGGGCTTCCAACTGCCGCAGCAACCGGTCCAGCCCCTTGACCTTGCTAGCCATCGGACGCCCCCAACTCGAGCGTCAGGGTCCGCCAGCGGTCGCTGCCTTCCAGGTCGAGCACCGACAGGATGTTCCACACTCGGCTCTCGTCGCGGGCGTCGACCACCCGCATGTCGGTGTTCAGCGTGCGCACCAGGCGGTCGGCCGGAACGTCCAGGGTCCAGCGCGAGACGCCGGCGGCCCGATCGGCGATGGTCTGTTCGCCGCCCAGCACCGGCAGCAGGCGAACCCGGCGGTCAGGAACCGCCGGCGCCCATTCGCGGCGAACGACGCCCCCGTCGTTCTCGCCGGGCCCGCGAACTTCGAACCGCACGCGCTCGCGCAGCTCGCCCGCGCCGGGTGGCAGCCAGGCCATCTCACGCTCTCCTAGGCGAACCCGGTTCGCGTCGTGACCTAGACCGAGGTACCGATCAGCAGCACGGTGTAGGTGACGGTCGTGCCCGAGCTGCTGTTGGCCACGGTCAGGATATCGCCGGTGGCGGCGGTGACGGTCCAGCCGGCGCCCGGATGGGTCAGCAGCACCGCGCCGCCGGGCGGCACGGAAACCTTGTCGGTGGCGTCGACGAACGGGCCGGTGAAGGTGTTGGAGGCCGCGCCGCCCAGCACGACGTTGTTGGTGTTGGCGCTGCTGGCGATCACCAGGATGGCCTTGACCTTGACGAAGGTCAGGGTGGCCCCAAGCGGGTCGGTCAGGCCGCCGGCCAGGTCGAGGTTTTCGCTGGTGCTGGCGGCGATGGTGCGCGAGGCCGCATAGAGCTTGTCGGCCTTGCCGGCGCCGGTGCCGGGGGTCAGCTGCAGCAGGCTGCTCAGGGTCAGCGGGAACTGCGGCGTGCCGACCCCGGTCGTGCCGTAATAGACGCCGTTGGCCGTGACCTTGACGTCGGTCGAGACGCCGGCCGTGGGGGCAGCGGAGGCCGGGGCCAGGCCGGCGGCCAGCAGCACGATCGCCAGCACGGCGAACGTCAGGAGATCGAGCGCCCAGGCGCGCAGGGTCTTGAACATCGGAGGGTTCCTTTGATGAGAGGGGCGAGGACGAAGAGGCGAAGCGCGTCAGATGCGACGGCGGCGGAACGGGCCCAGTAGGCGCTCGACCGCGAACGGCAGGGCCGTGGTGATGTTGCCGACGTTGACCGCCGAGGGATTGGCGTACCAGTGCGCCAGCAGCAGCAGCACGGCCTGGTAGACCTTCCGGGGCACGGCGGCCGGCGCGCCATGGCCGGCCTTGAAGGTGATGGTGACGGCGCGCGGATCGCAGGCGGTCGCCGGCCACGCCGCGCCCGCCTTCAGGGTGATGTCGGCCAGCAGGCCGTCGCGCACCGTCACCAGGGCGTCGACGTCGTCGACCGTCTGGGCGGCGCCATCGGCGTCGAGATAGCCGATGCTCTCCACCGAGATCAGCGGCATGACCGGCAACGCCAGGCGGCGGCAGGTCGGAAAGGCCGGCAGATGCCAGGCCCAGGTCTGTTCGACCAGGGCCTTGCCGGTCATGCCGCCATAGCCGTCGAGCAGGTCGACGGCGGCGGTGACCAGATCCTCGATCTTGTCGTTGTCGTCGTCGTGCAGGACGTTGAGATGCGCCTTGGCCTGGTCCAGCGTCACCAGCGGTGCGGGATCAACCGTCCGGACCAGGTCAAGCACGCTCATCTCAGACGGCCTCGCGCCGGGCCAGTTCGGCCTTGATGACCTCGACGGCCTTGGTCTTGGACGTCGGGACCTGGCCAGAGATCGACGCGGCCAGCGCCTTCAGAGCGGGCAGGCCCAGGTCGGCCCAGCCCTCGGGGATGGTGATTTCGCCGGCAACGGCGGCGGTGATGTCCACGCCATCGTCGATGTACTTTTCCGCGAACAGCCCGTCGAACAGCTCGTCGGGAACGTCCACGACGTCGTCGACCGCCAGCTGCTGCTTCTTCGCGCCGCCCAGCGACAGCGGGAAGGCCTTGAGTACCGTGACCAGCATTGGCCAGTCTCCTTTCGGGGGAAGGAAGCGGCCCGGCGCGAGGCCGGGCCGGGACCGCTCGACGGCCTTAGGCCGGCGGGTTGGCGGTCGGGTGAATGTTCGGATGGCCCAGCAGCGCGATGGCGGTGATGAAGGCGTTGCCGGTGTTGTTGGCCGGGGTCACGGTCAGGCGGACGTAACGCTTGTGGCCGACATAGCCGATCTTCCGGGTCTTGCTGTCGTCGGCGAACGTGAAGCTGGCCAGGGCTTCGGTCCCCAGCAGCTCGGCGTCGACCACGGCGGCGGCGTCCGACAGGTTCGAGGCGTTGCCGTCCTCGACCAGCACCGTAAAGGTGGCGTCGGCGTCGGCCAGCGAGCCCGACTGCAGCAGGAAGGTCAGGCTTTCATAGCCGCGCGTGTCGATGATGGCCGAGACGGACGCGGTATTGTCGGTGACCGCAGCGGCCGGCACGATCGCCGGCAACGGGGTGACGTGGTTGAACAGGTCCCGCATGGGGAAGCCTCCTATAAGGATATGAGGGAGCCCGCCGGGCGGGCGACAGAAACGGCGCCGGGCGGCCCGAAGACCGCCCGGCGCGAACGCGCGGCTAGGCGGCCGCCACCTTCAGCAGGTTGTAGGCCTCGAAGTTCTGCACGCCGCCGCCGACGCGCTTGGTGGTGTAGAACAACACGTAGGGCTTGGCGGTGTAGGGATCGCGCAGCACCCGGAC